GTGATTGGCTTTTCTTTTTTGACAGGACGCAGCCATGCATCATCAGACACGGACGCGCTTTTTGACATGCTTAATTGGATTTTGGCAGCGCTTTGCATGCGCCTGCCGAGGACTTCATAACGACGGATGAGGTTGTTGACTTCAGTGCGTTGCTTGCGAAGCGACCTGGTAACATTGTCGATCATTTGCAGAATTCTACCACTGAACGCTTCTTTCATCTCAACGCCCAGCACTACAAACCGACTTGCCAGCTCCTCTTGCATGTTGCCGAGATGCTCGAATTTTTTAACAATGGCGTTGTACGACGCTTCATCCGTGCCGATTTTAATGTTAAAGGTGCTTTCCATTATTCATCTTCCTCTTTTGACTTTATGTAATTGAGATAAGCACCGTCTAAAATTTTGATGCGTCGCAAAAACTCCTTGCGTTGCTGCCATCCGTTTATTTCGAACATCCTGCAATAAGCATGTATTTCAGAAATTGGTATGCTGCCAGCCGTCATGCCGATCCTGCGTGATGCGTTTAAAAGACTGAACGCGTGATAATCTATCACGAGGTCTTCGTATAATTGTGGCCGTTCGCGCAACGCGCGCACGCTGTGGCCATCAGCTTGCAATTTTTCATACCAATGTAAATTTTTCCCGTGCTTGAGATCCCACTCAAGCACTTCGATCAGTTTTTTTCCGTGTCGATTTCGCCTTCTTCCTGATCCATTTCATCGTCTTTGAAAAACGATTCATCCGTGGCGGCATCCATCACGGCGGCCCGCAGTTTTTTGTATTTCAGCAGGGCGTCAAATTTGTTCTGATACGTGGCGTCCAGGATTTCGCCGTCTTCGTCAAGGACGTTTTTCCATCCTACCAGGATCGACTCGGCGATAATTTTGCAAAGTACCCTGTCATAGAGCTTGTCGTTTTTCCTGGTGCGCTCCAACTCCTTGGCATGTTTGCGCTGTGATTTTTCATGTTCCTTGCAACCTGCTTCCCGAATGAGGAAAATAATTTCTTCCTCTTTGGAATTAAATCCCATCGGGATTTCAGCCACATCCCTATCCGATACGAACAGAAGATCAAATGAACTTTTCATAATTACCCCGTAGCCCCGTTTTGATATGTTTTAAATATGGGCCGGGTCATACTCCTGTGAACGGGGCCTTCACCGGAGTTACACCCGGCCCTACTGGTCAACCAGCACCGTTAAGCGGCGACTTTGGTAATGCTGAACGTGTGCCCGTACGTTGCATGCATAATCGCCTGCCAATTGATGGTTTCCACGATGTCGGTATTAAGGCCGCCGGCATTGATGACATCACTGGAAAATTTGATGCGCGGAAAGGTGAAAATATACGCATTGCCGGAACTGTCCTCCACTTTGAATGACAACCCGCTGTCGGATGCATTGATGTACTTGTTGTAGAGATCCAGATTTTCAAAGTAGACGTTGAGAGTACCGGTGCATTCCACGCTTCCAACCCCGAGGTCTGCGTTGCCCAGGTGTCCGATTGCCTGAAGTCCACGGATGTTGTTGTTGAGCGTAAATGAGATTTCCTGAATGAAAATCCCGGAAACTGCCGTCATGGTCGAGCCTTCCATCAGATTACCGACGTTGGACACGGTGTTCATGACATCATAGGTTGGCGCGGCAGTGTAAGTCGCACCGATGGAAGACGTCCCGGCGGTTGCGGACTTGCCGATGAAATCGAACGAACCGGTCACGATGGCCGCCGCAGCTGCCGTGATGTTCATGGTGTTAACTTCCATGCCGGTGAACCCGAAATACTTGCTCTTATCGGCATGGTAGCGTTCGATGGAAAAACTTTTTTCCGTGGTGCCATTGACGATGCACGAGCCCTTGATGGTTTCGCCATTGTCCAGGGTTTCCGTGGTTTGGATTCCACCGGCACCGATGGTCAGGGTATTTCCAGAAACCGCAGTGACAAGCAGATACCCGTCATCATCGGCTGAACCAGTAAGTTCGATCCATTGCCCGGCTACGATGCCGTGGGTAACATTTGTCCCCAAAACAATCGTGTTTGTCGGCGTGGCGGTAAGTGAAAAATCAGACGGAGACGATGCGGCGGTAATCGTCTCGGTTGATCCGCCACCAACGCCGACCCAGCTGTCCCAGGCCGCGCCTTCGATAATATCATCAAAGGCCGAATAGGAAAGTTCGAAGTTGATTGCCCCGGAACAGTCGGCCCCGGTTTGGATCAGGTCCGTGGTCTGTCTGTCGGAACGAAGCTCCTGGCTGGAAATGTTGTCCACATTGAAGTTTAGCGCCTCACTGGTAAAGCGCATTTTTTTCAGCGTTGCCGTGCCGGGGGTCGTTCCCCAGGAACCGCTGCCGCCGATGTCCTCGTCGACGTATGCAAGTTGTACCCGGTTTGAATCTGACATTATAGAATCCTCCTGTTAAGGTTAAAAAGCCTCGTCCCGATAAAACGGGACCGTCACATTGAAAACGAACCACCCGTCACGTTCGCCAAGTCTGTGAATACTTGCCTCATAGCAATTGATTGATGAAAACTGTTGACCGCGATAAATTGCCGCGATTTGGTCTGCATATTGTCTGGCGACTTTGCTGGCCGTGCCAACCGGCACATAGATGTTGACCGAAATGATACCGGTGTGGCGATACAAGACGCTGCCGCCGTTTAAAGACGCCGGGAATGCATTGCCATCGATAATATTGATTTCAACCCAAGGGCTGTCTGTTGGTTGCGCAAACGCCACATTATCCCACTTGATCGGTGTGGCCGTAAAATTCGCGGAGAACCTGGATTCGATGGCGGTATTCTCAGCTTCAAATGTCATTTATACTTTCCTGTTGAAAACCAATTTCAAAAAAGTAATTGCGATTCGATACACGGCGTACTCAGGCGTCGATACGTTGGAGCCTGCAAAAGATATTTTTGGGCTTCCGTATTCAACCGCGTGGGCATGCGGGACACTGTTCGAAATATTTACAGAGTCTCCAATTTTAAGCCCGAGCGCATTTATTTTATTGGTAAGCGCCTTTTTTTTATTGAATCTCAAAGCCATGGCCGCGTCTTTTTTCATTTTACCTGGAAGTTCATGCATCCCCGCGCTTCTAAGCGGATTGATTGTATAATCTGTTCTTATCTGGTTGACTCCTATATTGAAACTTTTTACATAATCACCAAGATAAACCGGCGTGCTTTCTTGCAAAAGTTGGTTGACAGCGAGATTCGCAGTTTGTTTTTGCTTGGCGATCATCTGCTTTTTGACGTATTTTAAAAATTCCTGCGACTGTTTTTTGAAATTATTTTTCATGACAACCGCACCTGCAAGATCCACAATGCATCGGCTGGGTCTTTTGTAACCGATACGACATCCCATTTTTCGGAAGACCTGATGATGGTATCTCCACGTTTTGGAGTAGGCGTCAATTCACTTTGAGCAATCATCGCCTGCTGGTCTGTCGTTAAAATCGTGACATTGTCAATTTTTGTCGCTTCATATTCCAGGAATATCATTTCAACGCCAGCATAGCTTACATATGGATCTGATACGATGCCGGTCGTTGGGTCATAAGATGCCGACGTATCCGTTTTGCTATTATATGTCACAGACTCGCTTAAAGATGAAAATGCATTTAATGCCGTAACCGCTGCGTTTTGAAACGCTTCTTTTAAACTCATTTACATCCTCACAAGTGTTTTTTTCCTGCGCCTCATACTGATACCGTAAACCGAGATCATGGACCATACGGATTTCGGGATCGTTGGCAGCTTCGACGATTTGTCCAATGTCATCTCAAGCGGCCCGACTTTTAAAGACTTGAACCCGGCCAGGTCCGCGTTGGTTTCACTGGTCCTGTCAGAGCTGATCAAATACCTGGCGAGTTCGGCTGTGGCGTTTTTAACGGCTGTTGGCACGATTGATGATGATACAAGGTATCCTTCGCGATCATAGACGTAGGATCTCGGCCATGCGAGGGCCTGGGCACTTGTTTTTTTAAACCCATTCCACACCACCTGCTCGTCAAGCAGCCTTGTGGCCCATACCAGTGCGGCTTCTTTATCGTCAGAAGATGCGCCGGTCCAAACCGTCGAGTGCAGCCTGTTCTCATGATAGCTGTCAGCGTCGTCTTCAGAACAGTAAGATGTCGCTGATGAAAGGCCGGCTCCTGTTTCTACAACGATGTCAGCCATTATTGAATCCTCACGTATTTGAAATAAAAGGATTTTTTGGCAGCATTCGAAAGCGTCAGTTCAAAAACGATTGTCGCTTTTTGGCCTTTAAAATTTTGAGCGGTTGGATAAAAAAATCTTACAGTCACAGTATCCGAATTTGCACCGGTAATCGTCGGCGGATAGTCTGCATCGATGATGTCCGTTATTTCGGTTTCTGATGACAGGTCGCTTTTTCTGGACACATTGCCTTCATATCCCTTTACAGTCACGGCTGTAATTGTCGTTCCGTAAGGGATAATTCCGTCATTTGATTCAAGACTTGTCGCTGCCGGAAACCGGAATGAATACGGACCCCAATTGTCAGTATAATATCCAATTTCAATCGTCGCTGGATCAAAATCAGCCATAACGCACCTCCGTTAATTAGGGTGCGACCGGATCCTGCACGTTGATGTCAAACGCCGGAATCGTGACCGTTCCTCCGGAAGTCAAGCCCTGGGCAGTGCACGTGGTGACAAACAGCAGCGTGGTCGCATCACAAAGCGCAATATGCTGGGCGGTTCCGGTGTTTGTGATATCAACATCTGTTTGCTGCGACACGGTGACTTTTCTTCCACTGGTATCGTCGGCATTCGTGAAATCACCACCTGATACAGCGGTAGCAGCCAGCATGTACGTAGAGGTTGCTTCAGTATAGGTTGTTGGCTGGGTTGAACAGACGTTGATCGTTGTTGACGTCGCGATTTCATCGAGCAGGGCATCCAGTACGTCATCATGTGCGAATCGTGCCATTTTAATTTCCTCCGTCAGTTTTTATGGATGTAAATAAAAATTTTGATACCTTGGCAAAGAATATTTTTATGACACCCGTTTGAATTAATAGGTTAACATTATTTGAGATTAATTTCAATACGGTTTTGGAAACTGCAAGAATGTTTCCAAGTAAGTCTTTTATGAAACCAAACGCCAGCAAACTGCTTTGTGTATATCCAAGCCCTTGTCCTGGATTTAAATTAAACACTGCTTGACGCCTCCTGCGCTAAAGCACCTGCTTGCAGATCGGTTATGTCAAGGCCATCTTTGTCCTTTAATTCTTTTTGTAAGATCGGCGTCGTTCCATTGCTGTCATATACGATAAGATTCCAGACAGAACCTATTTTCTTGATTTCACGTTTGTTTTTCAAAATGCTTGTCGTCAGATTCGTGTCTTCACCTTTGACAAGCCTTGATGTATCTACATCAGCAGACGAGTTGTCATCCACATGGCCGACACCGATTATATCGATGCTGCCGCCTGTGATCGTACTGTCGAGCTCAATCCATCCGGCGTTTAGGCTTGCGCTTGCCTTTTCTGTCCCTGTCTTGTTTTTCCACTTTATGTACCCGTTGAAATTTTGCATGACCAAAGTTTGGCCGCTTCCGCCCAAATCTATTTCCGGAGGATTGCCTGAAATCGTTCCTTCCCCTGCCCAACAATCCATGAAATAAGCCTGCGCTCCGCCCCCGAGCGTTATCACTCCTGCGATTACGCATAATTCTATATATCCTGATATGTAGTTTACATTAAAAATTTTACAATTTTTTACCTTACAATCCCCATCCAACGTGCCTTTCAATGTGCATTCATAAAATTCACAGTCTTCGACATTTGCATTTGAATCTACTGTTATTTCAGATTTATTCATAGATTCGCCGACAAAATTGAACGTACTGAGGTCAAGTGAGTTGTCCAACGTAATGTCACCATAAATATAAAAAGTCGTAAGCCCTCTATTTTGCGCTATCATGAGAGCATCAGACATATTATTAACCGGACGCTGCGCTGTTCCAATTGGAAAAACAGTTCCTGAATATGTCGATGATGTATCGACAGAAACTCCACCATCAAACGATGAAAATTCTATTTGAGCGTTCGTAATCAGACCAGCGGCATTATTTACGATAAGAGATACCTGATTGGCAACTTTGACATCTGAAATATTATGATTCGCACCGATGCAATTTACCGTGTACTGGCCGTCTTCAAACTCGACTGTATAAGGACTTATGATTTCCACAGTTCTGGCATACGTGAGCCCCGCAAGCGTGACTTCCGTATTGTGATTATGAGTTTTTGGCAAATAGATTCCACTTTCATCATCTTCAAGGTCTTTCAAATCAAGCCTGAATGCATTCACATTGAGTTCGCGTACTTCAGGACTTGATTGCGTCAACCAGGACTTGATTGCGTCAACGTCATATATGATTTTGGAACATATATGACGAACGTGAGCGGATCGATGCTGATTGCCATTAGACTGTCCCGCCTTTATAAACCTTTGCCTGGACTGCTGACAGTTGTATTCTCAGTTGATCTATTTTTTTATTTTGGCCGTTTATTATCACCTGCAATAGGTCAATTCTTTTCTCAGCCTCTCTTAGCATTGTCCTTGTTTTATTTGCATGTTCCAAAATTGCCTTGACGTTTGTGGTCGTAACTTGTTCAAATGCTTCGCGCAGTTCTTTTTCCATTATTCATCCAATACTAAAGCTACGTTAATTGATTTGCCATTGTCTTTGTCTATCGTGTCTGAAATCGATCCCTGTTTATAATATGGAGAACTCGACCCTTTCCTTGCCCAACCTTCGATATCCTGGTCAAACGAATACGTTCTGGTGTCACTTATTTCACCATTTGAATCCGTGGTACCGCTGATTAACACCATTGTTGATGTTATCGTCCCTGTAGCCGGGCTGGTCGTGATTGTTTCGTTGGTCGTATAGGTATAGCTGCTTGATCCGGTATACGTGATCTGATAAACGCCGTTATACACGTCTTCATTGGCCCCTTCGATTACAACATGATCTCCAGTGGAAAGACCATGCGCAGCGTGTGTGACTGTCGCTGTGGTTCCAGATCCTGTGATTGATACCGAGTCTTTATAGGGAAATTGAGTGTCATCGCTTACCTTTACAAACACCCTGGCCCCTGAAATGACTGACCCGCTGTCAGCGTCAATGGTTTTGATTGTCAGCGTGACAGGGCTTATAACGACATTGACGGTCGCACCGGCTGTTTTATACGTAAAATTTCCAGATCCGCCGATGACATTGATTGTGACCGTACCGCTTGTGCGTGCGACATAAAACGTCGAATCATTTTGAGAATGTGAAGCATTAAATCCACTTGTCGTCCAACCTCGCAATGTAATTGACGTGGGAGAGGATGTTCCAAATTCGATGGCATGATGGGCATTGGTGCCTTTTATAAAAGTCATGTTGTCGAGATAGCCATCAGGATCGGTGGCGACATTCCAGTTTAATGCGGAGGCGTCCGCCGATACGGTTGACTCTTGTATTTTAGAGCCTGTCATGTCCGCACCGGCTGCGGTCACAAGGGCGCATGACTGAAAAATGCAATTTAAAACAGAACTGTTGGACTGAAAAACAAAGGTGTCCATATCAGTAAACAGACACCCGTCAAAATTGACATCCGCATTGTCGACGACTTCAAGGCGGCCTTTTGAAAGCGTTCCAAGGGCTTTAAAGGATATGTTTTCCCAGTCAACCCGAGAAGACGCATTGTTAATTTCGACTTTATTAAACGCAGCATACGTACGTGGTACGTCATCTACAAAAATTGATCTGTTCGAATCCCTGAAATCGCAGGCATTGGTGGAATTTCCAAAACTTAAAAGCCCCTTCCACAAATAAGACCCTGCCTGTTCCTGGAAAAGCCCCCAACGGTTTGACTGGCTGTCATTTTGAGATGCGACTCCTGAAAATGTTCCATAGCCATTCGTTGAATCTCCGTATTCGATTTTTATTTCACCACGACCATAACGAAGCGCATCAACACCATGCGGGTTGCCTTTGGCGACAGCGCTTACAATATTTGGCAGACTGCCGAAAATTCTATAATTTCCGGCAACCGGAGATCCGTCTGTCCATTGGCAAAAGTATCCATCGAATTACCGGCCAGCCAAATTTGCCAGAAGAAAAAACAATCTCCGGTTGAAATCGAGATATTTGAACCGTAATCATATTGCAAACCAGACGCCGTGCCGGTTTTTGAGCTTGATTGACTGATACAATACGAGCCTTGGATATAATAATCACCTTCCTGGGATGGAGCGCTACCACCAGTATGGCCGCTTAACTCAGCCCAGCCGGAAGTGCTTTCAGCCGTATTGATATCTGTTAAATCAGTTGTGTAGCTTGGCGTTGCCATCTTTAGCCTTTAGATATTCATCAAAGATTTCTTGCGGACGATGGTTTTTGTTGATAAACGCCATTGGTTTTTCAATGGATGACGATTTGATTATTACGGAAAACCCCTGTTTTTGGAATTGGTCTATTTGCCTTTTTGCGGTTTCCGTAATTTCATAATCAGGATGTTGAGTTCTTACACCAACTCCCGGCTTGGCTGCCGGTTGATTCAATCGGAAGAAGCTTACAACATAATGTGCATGTCTCGCATTGCATTATGCATCTGTCGTTCTAATTGCGGTGATGGTTTGATTTGAAGATGTTTGCGACCAGCTTGAAATAAATTGCTTGATCGGAGTGGCCCCACCATCTCTGACGATAACGACAAGATCCCTGGACCCTGACTGGACACTTGTAAATGTAGCGGTGGTCCCGGATGCGAGCTCGTCGATGTATGCCAGATAGACATCATTTCCTGACGATGCGTTTGTGCTTGCAAAATCTTCGTTTCCGTCGGTTGTGTCGATGGTGAAGGTTTTTGTTCCACTGTCAACGCTGGAATAATGAAGGCGTCTTTCGAAACCGTCATCATCGGTTACCCGGATATACCCGGACGAAGGCGTGTCTGACGGGATCGCTTCGGAAACAACCACGGACGTAATGTTATCCGCCGTAAGAGCCGTGGCCAGCGAAAACTGATCTTTTGTGATCGCCGGATCTCCGTTGGTGTCGGTACTTGACCCATCCCAGGGCGCGACAAGTACCCGGTCTTCGCCGGAAACAAGACCGGCGACGGTGTTTGTGACGTAGTTTGGCGGGGTGATGACGTTGTTGTCAAGATCGGTGACCTTATCGTTTGATGTCAGGTCATTGACTTCAATGCCGAAACCGTAAGCGCCGATAATCGCTGAGCCTGTTGAAACTCCGCAGAAGGGTTTCGAAATCGTACGTTCGGTGACCGTGCCGGCAGTAGCCGTTGCCCCACTGGTATCGCCTGTAATCGTGTTTGAATTCGGCACAACGCCGGTCAAAAGTTGAATCCACATCTTGGTGCCGGCAGTTGTGCTGTCAATGGCAAGCAGTTGCCCGGTACCGGCTGTTGATCCGCTGCCCCAGCTAAGGGCTTCTGGTTCCTGGAATGTACCGCTGGGAGATGAAATCGCGACCTGATGGGTGATGCCCCTGAAAAGTTCGCCATTAAGTCCGTAAATCGTGGAAGACGACCCGTCTCTGGTCAACCATTTCATTCTTTCGTAAAACTGGTTGATGGTATAGGTGTCACGATTCCATTCTGAGTAATAATGTTCATTCGTGCCGTCATTGTTGACATCAAGGCTGGAATAGCCTTCCGTATTGGTAATCGTCGTCCAGCCAGCAACGGTTGCTTCAACGGTTTCATTGTTCAGATCGTCTGAGTCTGTCAACGCGAGGACGTTGTTACCGCGAGCGGTTCCGTTGATGGTAAATTCCGAGTATGTGTATCCGAATCGACGACAGGTTCCAACCAAGCGTCGTCCGTCGATATCAGCACCGCCGGTCCTGGTTTTGATCATAAAACGATGGGAGATACCGGCGGTTGCATCGGCGTTTAATCCTGCGCTGTTGTAATTCCACCACCAGAATATATGACAGATCCGTCATACAGATGCTCGGCTTCCGTATCCCCGATTGTATAGCCGTTAATGAGTGTGATAATGTTATCAGTCGACCTACGGGATGGATCGACATTTGTGATATCCAGCTCATCATCTCCGGTTGCCACAGCATCGTCGGCCAACCCCTGGAGCCATCTGTGGAATTCTATTACGGTTGCATATGATGGCGATGCCCCATCATGATCATCCCCGGTATATGCAATAACCTTTGTTGAACGATCAATTGTCCAGTCGGATGCTACGATTGCCATTTTATTTTCCTCCAGGTTTGTTCGTTTAAATTATATTCGCTATCTATTATAAAAGATTACATATTATATTGTCAACTGACATTTGCATTGTAA